ATTGGTTTGCTCTCCTTTCTCGTTTCCCATGTCGGTAATCCGAGGAACTTTTTTACTCGCTCTATCCACGTTGGCGGGTATGGAAGCGGAACCGCTGGCCCCCACGACAACGTCCGCTTCCTCATAATAACTCTCAAGCGCTTCCCTAAGCTCTCCTACTGTCATCTTCCCTCCCTCACATCAGCTCTATGCACTTCTCAAAACGTTCCGCTATCCCTTTTATTTTTGTTGCATTATCCATCCCGTTGATGATTCGCCTCGCATGGTAGTAGTCCTTCTGCGTCGAGTTCAGGTAGCGAAAAAGATTGTGTCCCGTGAAGATTCCCTTCTCCATGCCGAAGACGAGGACTTTCGAGGCCCACTTGCGTTCCAGTAGCAGGTCGGGATTCCAGACGAACAGGTCGCCAACTCCAAGCATTTGCCCGGCCCGGAGATAGTTCCCCTTATGCGTCGTCTGGGGCCAGCCCCGCCCGTAATAGGACTTTCCGGTTTCGGGATCGGGCTTCGCATAGTCTCTCGATACCCAGCCTGTGCGGGCCATCCATGCCACATGAGCACGAGCCTCCGCGTCGCTGACGAGCTCGCCCTTGAGGATTCTGGATGCCGGGCCTTCCCGGAGCGGGAGCATTGTCGGGCCGACCTCATGGTATGCTGTCGCCAAAATGTACGAGAGATGCCAGCGTAGAACATCTCTCCGGTTGTAGGGTGCCGGGGCTTTCAGAGCGTTATCCTCGTAGAGGTCGAACTCGTTGAATATCGCCTCGTAAGAATCGACCTGCTCCTGCGTGAGCTTGTTCTCGAAGTGTCTACGATAGCCCTGATAGAACTCCTTCCGCCTAACGTCCATGTTGGGGGTGGTCATATCTTCACCTGTATAATCTTCTTGTCTCCCACCATCTCCCCGAACTCTTCGACCGGGTGACGGGATTCCCATTCGCTCAACGGGACAATCTCATACTCGGCGGGGAATAGCGTGCACTGCTTATCGAGCCATTCCCTCCAGTGCTCTTTCTGGAAATCGGAAGCATCGACATCCTTAAGGACGGGATGTTGTTCTAATATCGCAGGGCCGCAGGACTGACACGCTCTGGGGAGTTGATGCGTGAACAGATTATCCCCGGTCATGTAATCGAGGATTTCGTATACGTCCGACATGGACCCGAGCAAAATCCCGGTCGTGATTGATAGCACTTGGTTTAATGGGAATTTCTTATTCATCTTTCCTCCTCTTGCCAAATCCCCCTCTCCTGGTTCCTCTCGCGTATAACGTCGAGCACCCGCGTGGCTTCTTCCTTGTTCACGACGTCGTGCTCCCTCAAGCGCTCCTTCGCTTCCTGCAATTTCCGCCTCGCCCCTTCGCTCCAGTCGGGGTACTCGGAGGGATTGGGAAGCTCTGGCAGGGGCGCAGCCGGAATCCCCGCCGACTCGTAACACTCCCGCATTCTGTTCCAGTCGTAAGTTGTGTACGGAAGCGTCTGAACACAGCAGTAATCGTCATTCCCCATTATCCCGAAGCACGATTTGAACCATGTGAACATCTTTGTCAACCCTTCCTCGGTATCCCGAAATTCACGACGCCAATAGGCAAAACTCTGTCTCCGAAATAATCCGTCCTCCCGCATGAACGACTTGTCGTCGTAGCCGTACTTGTCGAGGGCATGTAAGCTGTCGTCCCAGAATGCCTTGAACCTCTCATTGCGAACGAATCTCTCCCGTGCGTCCCGTAGGATTTCGTATATCAGGGGGAGTATCGAGAGAAACCGTTCCATCGTGCGTTCGTGCTCACGGAGGGGGAAGAACTGCCGCTGGCTGGGGAGAAGGTTCTCGTCTAGGTGGTCAATCTTCCTGTACGCCTCGTAAAGCGCTTTGAGCGCTATCCGGGGATTCTTGATTCCCTGCTTCTCCAGGTACTCCAGCGCCGCGTTGAAGTGGCTTTGGTGCTTCTGGTTCTGCCCGGTCAAAGTTTGCCGTGTACTGCCTGAAATCCTCGAAATCTTCGTTTGTCCGTCGCTCATGTTCGACTTCCTCGTCCGTCATTGCTTCCCGGTCGGATACCGCGAGGTTAACCCGCGCCGCGTTACTCAGGAGCCAGCCGACATCCGGGGGATCGGTGAGCCAGTGAAAAGGCCCGCGCTTCTCCCGCCAGCCGGTAAAGGCCAACTCCGCCCCAAGCGTGGCGCGGTGGTAGATTTTATCCCTCGGCGTGTGCTGGTTCAGCTTCTGGAGCGCCTCGAAGTACGCCTTCGCCTGGCCAAACTCCTTCGCCCGGCAGAGGGCCGCCTGCCCGGTGGCGTCCTGCCAGAGCGGGGCGTAGACCTCGTTGTACCAGCGCGTCGAGCAGTGCGGGTCCCGGTAGGAAGGCGTTTTTTTCGGTTGGGGTGGCCGTGGTTTTGAAGGCGGCGGCGGAGGTGGTTTGTCGGCCGCGAGAGACGAACGCTTTTTTCCGCGTTCGGCATAAGTATTTTCTGTTATCTTTTCTTTTCTATTCTTCTCTTCTTTATATACTTCTTTTCTATACGTTTCATTTGCGTTATCAGAAGTGTTATCATTGGCGTTATCATCACTTCGTTTCTCCCGGTGTTTTTTCAGCCTGAGATATCCGGGGTCATGTTGCTTCCTGGCATAATTAATCAAACGTATGCCGTTGGAATCATGCAATATTTCCCCGATGCTCTCCAGTGCGTTGATGGTTCTTTCAAGCTCTTTCTTTCTCATCCGAAGCCGCCAGCAGATATCGGAGAGTGGTTTTTTTATCACACCTTTTTCGCCACCTGCGTGTTCAAGTTCTTTCGCGTATGACATCAATAGAACAAAATTCCAGCGTTCTACTTTGGAAATCTTGCATAAGTTTGCGTCATCCAGAACATCGGTATGCATCTTAAACCACGCCATTTTCACCTCTTGTCCAACCACTTACTACGCTCAAAACGGAACATCTTCCGGGTCTGTTCCGACGTACTTCTGCCCCCTGGAATCCCCGTCGAACAGGTCTTCATTGCCGGGTTCTATGTTCTCGTCGAAGTCCTCGTTAACCCGGCTGTTGATCTTGTTCCTGATCCACTCGGGGAGGGCGTTATAGCTCTCCTCGTCGAAGTTGTCGAGGTCGAACCAGACAGATTTATTGTGTCTGGAAATCCTCTTCGTAAGGGGAACCAGGTCGGGCAGTAATTTTGAAATACTGGTAATATTTGCGTACTTCCTACCGCCCTTGTCGGTATGCGAAATACCCAGTGTGCACCATTGATCCCGAAGTTTGCTTAAATCGAACTCTTCCAGTTCTTTCTCGGTAAAATCCCTTCCCCTCCAGGCTTGCAGGTCTTTCCGAAGATTAGAGTTCTCGTGAAGGCTTGCCGTGTAAACTTTGGATATAACGAACGGTCTTCCATCTTCCATCTTCTGCCGTGGAAGCTCCCACACAATCGCCACCTTTTGTTTGACCTTTGGCTCACCATTAAAGACCTCATCCTGCATTCCAAGATCGGCTACGATGTAGCACACCGCGAGCGTCGTTTCTTCCGGTGGAAGCTCGTAATTCCCGCCTGTTTCTTTAACCTTAAGTCCCATAGTAAACCTCCTTAGTCCATGACCCGACGCGCTTCTTCCGTGACCCGTAAATCTCCTTGATGAAAAATTTCGCCAAAACTCCGCTTCCCACTCATCCATCGTTTAATAGCAGTGCCAGAATTAATTCCAAACTCGCGTTCCCAAGCGGAGATTGATAGCCTTTCCCCAGTTCGAGGATGCGTTAATCGTATTTCATTCCATCTGGGCAATTTGCGAGCCATAAGCACATCAAAATTTACATACCCTAGACGAATCCGAGAGGTAATAGTGTTGCGGGAGAGACAATAAATCCTTGCCCATTCTGTAATCGATTTTATCTCTCCCGTATGGGGATTCGTCAAATAATGAGAAGTTCGCCTATTGTTGCATTGTTCAGACATGGTTGCCCACCTGCAATTAGAAAGAGAATATTCTCCATTGTTATCTTCTCTTTCAATTGTCAAACCCCGTTGAAACATTGGTCCCATATCGTCCACAAAATTAGAGAACGTATGCCAGCTTGCGGTTACTATAATTCCCCGGCCACCATAATGCCTATTGTCTCTTGATTTCGGGTTATGGCATCGTCGCATCATTTCATGCCAACACCTAAATAACGGATTATGTTTGGAATGTTTATACGACTCAGAATCAATCGATGACATAACGCGCCTCCTCATCAAAATGCGAATATTCCCTTACCTGGTCTATCCGGTACGTTCCGGGCGGCAAAATGATGGTCTTGTGTTCCTCGTGCTCAATCGGGGTATCCGCATCCACCCTGAGATAGCGCATTGCGCCTACTATCAATACAGCCGCCGCTGCATTACGGGCGACCCTGTGCGCGTGTCCCGACTCACCATGCATAATTACCTTCTCGTCGGACTCTTTGGCGTCCGCCGGGATAGAAGCTATTTTCTTAAAAAGAACATCGCCTTGCTGACTGTATATCATAAACGTCCCTCCAGATTTTATTTTGTACTACAAGAAGAATTAGCTTTTTACTAACGTTGTATTGGTCGGCCAAGGCCCTGAGAGTCTTGCCCTGTTTTCTTAGTTTGCGAATATCCCGTACCGCACCTGGGGATAATTTGGCATGAGGGCTTTTAGTCCCTCTCATGGTATTCCCGTGACCTTCTCTATCAAGGGCATTCTCTTTAGGGTTCCCCCATTTCAAATTAACCACTCGATTATCTTTACGGTTCCCATTAATATGTTGAGATTCGGGAAGCAGTTTTGGGTTAGGGATAAAAGTAATTGCAATTAGCCTGTTGAGTCTCACGGTTTTCTTGTGCAGCGAGATCTGTAAGTATCCAGATTTTGTTGTTATAGGATTTAGCAATTTCCACTTATCGGTCTTGACAGTAACGATCCCCTGACGTCCTTTACGGCTGAACTGGGATAACGCGCTATAAAAATTCCCGCTTGTGTCTACCGCATGGCACCCACAATTAAGTATCTTGAAACTCACGACAACCCCCTTATGATAGTTGAATTGGTTCTGTAAAATCCTTGAGTCCATTTCTCCACGCCAGAGCGGCCCGAACGGTCTTAATGTTCGGCTCCACGCCCTCGACATGTGTTACACCGATACTCGGATTAATCATCTTCAAATACGGTCTACGTCGTCCGTCTTTCAGGTCAAGCGTTAGAAGCTCGTAATTTCCCCACTTGTCTACAACCTGGGCGTTCAGACCCCTTAGAACCCTTTCTATGCCTATCTTCCTCACGATCTCGCGTCTTATGTCGGCGTTTTGTTCTTTAAGAATAATTTGCGGGTCCATCTTGTCCGCTGGAGTCATAACAAGCTCTTCAGAAACCCGTATACCGTTCAGGTGCCAGAGGCCCCATCCCGAAGGGTACGATATAGACATCCCTGATTCGTTGTGAAGCTGTCCGTCTTTTCTATGTATTTCCGAAGGTCGCTCCGAGGCAAAACAAACCCCTTGAAGCGTCCAGTAATACCCACAGGACTCAACGAGGTTGCTGTGCGAATAGTCGATTTTAACCCCGCACACTTCGGCGAAATACCGTGCCCAAGCTGCGTATGCGGGCCACAACGAGCCGCCCCAAAACGATCTGCCGGCGCTATCCACGGCGCTATCCACGGCCCTACCCACGGCCCTACCCACGGCCCTACCCACGGCCCTATCCACGGCGCTACCCACGGCCCTATCCACGGCGCTACCCACGGCGCTATTCACGGCGCTATCCACGGCGCTATCCACGGCCCTATCCACGGCCCTATCCACGGCCCTATCCACGGCCCTACCCACGGCGCTACCCACGGCGCTATTCACGGCGCTACCCACGGCCCTACCCACGGCCCTATCCACGGCCCTACCCACGGCCCTATCCACGGCGCTATCCACGGCGCTATTCACGGCCCTACCCACGGCCCTACCCACGGCCCTATCCACGGCGCTATCCACGGCGCTATTCACGGCGCTATTCACGGCCCTACCCACGGCCCTACCCACGGCGCTATCCACGGCGCTATTCACGGCCCTAGTATTTACGAGGGCGGCAAAAGCGGCCGCCGCGCAAAGCCCCGAGATTGGGCAGGGTAGCCAAAATACCCGCGGTTCTTTGAGGTTGGCTAGACGGTATAGGGCGCGTATATTCGTTTCCGCCTTTTCTCTATCGGCAGGCTCGGTGCTCAGCCCGATTTCGAGCCACCTGTCTCTGTAGACAGGAAGTAGCGCTTCCTGCTCTTTGGTTAACTTTTCGATTCTTTTCATTTCGCCTCACCATTGTTTCCTTTTCTCGATTTCTTCTTTCGCGCCTTGAATACAAGGACCTCTCCACCGATAGTGCGAATTGTTACTGCGCGTCCATGCGCATGTGCCCAGACCTGGAAACGATTGCTCTCCACTTTGTTCATAACGACATGCTCACCGACCCTCATCCCTCTATAGAGGTTTTCCCATTTGGACGTCCTCTTTTTACGAATCGTTGGAATGTTTACGCCGCGTCTTATCTCATATCCCTCAACTACCCTATTCTGGGGGGGGGGCAGATCGCGCTCGATGCTTTCTCCTTGAGATTTTCGGGGGAGCCGAAAAACCCTTCAATGATTCACTGATACTGTTGCCAGTTTCAACACTTACCCGGCCCTTCTGGCACAATAAAGCGCATTGGACTGATTAAATTTCCTCTGAGGGACGAAGAAAGAATTGCCGGGTTCCATCCCGCGAAACTGATCGACCCAACTTATGCCATCAAACCTCTTATTTCTCGGTGGGGGTATCGGAATCCCCTTCTCTATCTTTATCTCTACACTCATTCCGCGAGCCCCCTTATCGCCTTTTCCGCATTAAGCCATCTGTGTTTATATTCCGCGTTCTGATACTCCAGTTTTTCATACGCCGTATTCGTATAGCGCTGTCCGGGGGAGGGGTACAGATACTTCGGGTCGAACTGGTCGGCGAGTCTCCAGCAGATAGCCGCCATCATGAACAGCACTGTCACGGCGGATATGATGTTCAAAACTCGTTCGTTAATCATGATTCCTCCGTATTAATGCCGGGGAGCACGAGCTTGCGGGCGGGCAACGCTCGCTCTTGCGGATTTAAGCTCCCCGGACATTGCTTTTCACATCAAACTCTTTTCCGCTTCTCTTGCGCTTTGCTTCTGCACCCGCACAGAGCTCAACAATTCACGCAGATGCTTCTCGACTGCCCTGGCCTCTTCCTTGTTCCGCTTGCCCTTCCGGTATCCCCGGAAGAAGTTGGCTCCGGCCCCGATCGCCGTCATAACGATCATCGGCGTCATAACCCACAGCCACGACCATCCAATCCTGTCCCACAGCTTCGCCGCGACGAACAGAAGATTCAGATAAACCGCGAACGCAATGTAAAAGTTGTTCATCATTCACCCTGTTTCGGGGCAGCGAGAGCGCGCGTCTGCACGACGCCGTGAAGCGCGCCCCTCTCTCCCGTCTCAATTATTTCGCTTCCTTTCCCATATCCCTGCGAACGAGGCCCATCATCCCCGGTCGAGTACGTGCGCGTGGTTTCGGTAATCCTGACCTCCCGCACTGTTATGGTTTCTTTCACAAACATCTGACCGCCTCCTGAAACGTATTTAAGCTTTTCATCCCTCGTATTAGTGCCGCCGGTCCCTCCCGTTCTTCCGATCCGGACGTTCACCCCATTGCTAGAGGAGGCGCGGAGGAACCGGCTTAACCAAAAAGGAGGATGTGTATTACGCCGCTCTCCACGTATGCACGTGATTCCCGTAATCCCCTATTCCGTCCGCCGTCTCCGACTTCACGACGAGCCCACGGTCTTTCAGGTTCGTCAGCGCCCGTCTGACAGACGTTATCGGGGTCTTCGTATCCTCCCCGAATACCCATAACCGGAGGGCTTCGGGGGTGTACCGTTTATTTGGGTGCTTCCGGAGGAACTCCAGCATCTTCTCGTCCTGGCGCTTCGCACGCTTGACGAATAGCTTCAGTTGATCTCCGGTTTCCCGAGTCGTGTTGTAATAAGCCATTATCGCCCTCCGTTCTTAGGGTCCCCCGGCTCCGAGCTGTCGTTCGGGAAGGAAGGAGGCTCGGAAAGGTGCGGTTGCGATCTGCTCGGGTCGTCCGCAGAGCCGGGGGTGTTTAAAGGGTTTTGCTGCTCTTTCTTGATTTCCTCGACCATCCGGTCATACCGTTCCCGGTCGTGGATTCCGTTCTGTATCTGCGCTTTCATGAGGAGGTATCCGAAGCCGTCGCGGATGAGCTGTTTCTCTATGTGCTCGTTGCGCGCGTGGCCGTTTATAACCTGTGAGACGGTGTATATCCGACGCTCGACCCGCTTGGCGTAATCCTTCACAGTCCCGCCCTCAAGCCGTATTGCCATTGCTATCTCGCCGATATTACTCATATTTAAACCCCTTGAAATCCCGTATCGAAATGTATAATGTTAGGTAGCAAGCAGTTGCGTTTTTGGACATAGGAAAATATTATTCTAAACAGAATATTTTGTCAAGGGGATTTATTCTTTTCAGAATAAAATGCATATGACGGATTATCGGCGAAACGGCCTAGGCCAAATTATCAAAGAAATAATGGGGGATAGAAAGCAGACGGAGTTTGCTCGGGCCGTAGGCGCAACACAAAGTCAGATATCCAAATACATCAACGGAGCCGAAATTCCTAGTTTTCCTATTCTAATACGAATAGCCAGAGAAGGCCGAATGTCTGCGGAAGAGTTGTGGGAGAAGGCAACAGGGGAGATTTTCGAGGGTGAATTGCCTATGATCGATATTAATCCGGTTATAACAGAAATCGACAGCGAAAACCTCAAGATAACAGCATATGAAGTAACCGGGGCCGGACCGGAACGAGAAGAGGCCGGCTATGAGCCGGTTGGCTCCATCATCATTCCAAAGAAGCTCTACAAACCGAACCTTATTGTTTTCAGGGTGGATGGCGACTCGATGGAGAAGTGGATTATGGACAAAACCTATGTTCTTGTTGATCCGACTCCCCAAAACAAACTATACGATAAAGGCATTTACTGCTTCAAAATTCCCTACTCGGGTTATATAATCCGCCTGGTACATACTGAACCGGACGCCTTGTTCCTAGAACCGGTCAACAAACAATACAAGACCCGAAAGATTGCCTGGGGTTCCTTCAATCCTGATTGGGTTCTCGGAAGAGTGGTAGGGAATCTGATAAACACCTATGTCTAATGTATTGCTTTATTTAATTAGACGTTGTACCATGTAAATAATGAAGAGGCAATCGTTTATGAAGGTGTGGATACTAATCGCTCTTTTCTTGTTTGCTTGTGGACCCTCTAAAGAGCAAAAAGAAATGGCGCTCCAGGAATCTGGTCGTGAAACGACGGCCTGCGCCAATAACAATACGACATACTTTGATTATGCTGTTTGCATGAATGTGATGGCCGAGAAGTATTTTCGAGCAGTAGATTTTCCTTATCCCGAAGTAATATCCTTATCAAACTCATACCATCTGGCTTTGGCTGAGCGGGTCGATGCAGGGGAATTAACTCCTCAACAGGCATTGCAAATCTGGATGCAGCTCCGTAGAGAGTTAATCGGACAAGCCTCTGCCGCCAGAAGGGCAGAAGCCCAACGCGCTTCGGAGTGGCGTCAGCTGATCTGGGCTTTGAATACGAATTACGCGATACGCACCCCGATCAACTGTATGCAGACAGGAGCTTTCATTACGTGCAACTAAAGTCATGTACAAAATATCACGCACCCTATTTTTTGTAATCGTCCTGCTCAGTTATACAACCTTGGCTGGCTGTGTGGATAGGGGCGAGTTGACGAATGCGGTTGAAAATGCAGATTCCGAGTTGTTTCTTTTAGAGAGCGAAATTGATGAATTGAGAACGAGATTAGATGATTTGGGGGCAGCCGTAGGAGATTTGACCAACGCCTCCGTCGATTTCGACAACTATGATAGCTGTAACGATTTTGCACAAGAAGTCATTGAGTTGAGTGGCAGTATTGAGTTTCATTATTCCGAACTCGAAGATGTGCTGGATAACATCGATATACAAAAAGCCGAACTGGAATACAGCATCCGCTCTATAAACAATTTATAAAAATAATTACCATGTTGATTTTCAAGTCCTTCTCGTGCTACAATCAATCTCGGGGAGGATTGTTTATGAAAACCATATTCGCTTTGGGGCTTTTCGCTGCGTTTTTCCTGTTCCCTGTCGAGGGGAATTATTCGGAGAGAATCGATTTTATCTTTGAGCAGCGCGGCTGTTGCTCGTGGCATGGTGGGGTTTGCGGATGCGACGGCGGTCGCAAGGTCTGCTGCGACGGGACGTATAGTCCATCCTGCACTTGCTGATCACCTATACCCCGTTCCGTACTTCTGTCCCAGGAGCTTACGCCTCTTGTAATAAAGGGATGATTCCCGTCTGCGCTGTGCTTCCGGGGAGTCGTCCCTCTTTTTTCGTGTTATAAAAGCGAGCCGACTACATATGTACTGCATAGCATCCATGCAGTTCCCAACCAACACCCCGTTGGCATAAAAGCAATGCTCATTCTCTACAGTGAGATCGTAAACGCGCAACCGTTCTTTTTTTACTTTCAATCCCACAACTCTTACTACAGGTCTTTGTATTGACGTATTTGTTAACCCTGAATCCTTCTCCGCAGATAAGACAAACCCTCGTAACGTCATCTTTTCCGGAGAGCGTTCTGGCTTTCTGTTGGCAATAAGGTTTGCAAAATCCCCTTCCGGGTCTTTGTAGGAATGCTTCGTATGGCTTCCCACACATAACACATTTAAACTTTTTCTTTTTCCTATTCTCCCATGTTTCTTTTCCGTGTTTTCTATGCCACCCCAGCCCCTCTTCTGATCCGTGCCAAGCTCTGGCTGCCTCCCGAGCAGCAACGATACCTCGCTGCATTCGCTCTGGATATTTAATATGGTTTGATGTGGCATGATGAGTTGCATGACTGCTGGCTGAAACCAACTCCAGATTCTCGATCTTATTGTTTGATTTATCCCCGTCAACATGATGGATGTGGTATTTTTCAGGTATCCCGCCATTGTAATATATCCATACATCGCGGTGCATATATGTCCCACCGTGCTCGTGGTAGTCGGACTTATAATACCCCGATGGTTTGCGGTAGTATCTGATTCCATCGAAGTCTTGAGGTTCGTATATTCTTGGTCGTCCCATAGCATATCATTATAACACAAAGCATCAGCACGTACAATACCCCGAGCCGTGTAGATAGGATGGTTGGCAGTACATCTCAACTCGTTACCATTACTCAGCTTTATAAGAACTACATAACCTGTATAATCTTGGTTCATTGTGGCCGAAACAACCTGTGTCCCGTTTGGTGTTTTGACACTCTCTCCTGGATTTAAACGGTCAATTCGTTTTAATCCATTTGGGGTGGAAACAAGGGCATCTCCAGACAAGCAATGGCTAAAGACATCCTTAATCGGCTCTCTTGAAAATCGCTCATTTGGCAAATCTATGATTTTGTAACGGTATCCTCCCATCATCGCTTCAACTATCTTCGGACAACGCGTTCTGTCGATGAGAATGCCTGGCACCCCGTCTATAAGTCTATCCATTGTCTGCACAACTGCATCGTGTCTTAATTGAAACGATTCCTCTCCCGGGATGAGATGTATCCCTATCTTCCGAAGGAGCCCGGCAGGAGACTGGCCATCCGTCTGTGAAACATGGAATGCCACGGGATCGGTAAAATCTTTTATATCCGCTACCTCTGGGAACATTGTCTGCGTATTCTTCTGAACATATTCTCCGAATTTCACGACGCCGGGATCTAGCATCATAAATTCAGCCAGTATTATCAGCACCCCCCTTGAGTCGAGCTGCGCTACGACACACGCCTTGTTCTTGGCCGTAGGACCAATATCCCACCCTCTCAGCAATGGAAGTTTTTTATTGTACTCAAGGGGCTTCTCGGATACATGTAGGTTGTAATTGAAATTCTTGTATATCGGCTCGCCGTCCGGGGGGATGAATCCGAGCCGTCCGTAGAGGAACGAATTTCTCCAGTATTCCGGGCTGGCCTCCAGCGCCTCGATGTAATCCTTCGGAAGATTCCGTCTGTTCTCGTATGCCGAACTTGCATAAACGGAGTGCTCCTGCGGGTCCTGGATATTGCTGTCGTCCGTGTATTTCCTCTCCCACCATCTCTTGTGAATCCACGTTCCCTCGGAGGGCGGGTTCCCGCCGACCATCATCTTCCTGTCCTCGCTCTTCCCGACAATTCCCCACCTGCCGACCCTGTTCCTGACGGCCATCGCGATTCGTTCCTCGACGCCGACTACCTCGTCTATCCCAGCCCAGTCTATTTCCAGCGACTGTAAGTCCTCGATAGCCGCCTGTATGTCCTGCCCTTCGTTCTTCGCCGGGCGGTAGAGGATTTCACTCTTCTTGTTCCCGACGTACAGCTCTATGAGCTTCCGGCTGATATGATGGTTATAAAGCTCTCCCGATTTCCAGCCGAAGTAATTGAACACCTTGAACATCGTGGCGATCGTGGTGTCCATGAGCTGCGGGTATGTCGCCCTCATGAGAAGCCCGCGCGTTCCGGGGTAGTGAAGGGAAAGCCATATGCCCTTTAAGACGATGATAAGCGATTTCCCGCTGCCGAACGCCCCGAAGTAGGCCGGGAATCTCTCCGGGCCCCAGAAGAAGCGGAATTGCTTAGGGCGAAAGAGGTACGCCTTGATTATCTTGCACTTGTTGAGGTCGGCGTGATCGCTCACCCCCCACGCCCAGCCGACGCGGACAGCCGCCTTCTGGTCCTCGAAGTCGAGGTCTTCGAACCGGAGGTCGTATATATCCTCCACCTCGATTTCGAGGTCTTTCTCTGGGTCCTGTATAATCCGGCCCCGGTATTTGTCTACCAGGTATCCGGTTCTTGTGCGGAAGTTGTAAAAGTCATTGGCGGTAAGTACCCTGCCCGGGTCGAAAGAGCTCATTCCCTGTCATTTTCCTTGCCCGCCCTATGATGTTTTGTATTGCCTTTTTCTTTATCTCGTCCGGCATCCTCTGATATTCCGGGCTCTGCACAAGCCGTGTAACAGCCTCATGCGCCCGCTGGCCGGAAATCTTGACGTACTGCACATACTGCTCTCTGTCCAGCTTTCCAATGTGCTTATACTCCCTCCCCGGCGGGCTTACGTTTCTGAACGTCTCGTCCTCCGGGAGAGTTTCAAATAGCCTGTTGACCTCCAGGGTCGCCGGGTCGCTTGTAAGCTCCCTGATTCGGAGAGGGCTGCTCATCCCATCCAAAATCTGTCCGGTTAGTCCGAGGTCGATTCCGGCAGCCGCAGCCATTCTCTGTACAACCCCGGCCTCCGTGACCACATCTCGCCCCCATATATCCATGACAGGCTCCATATCTCCCCGGAGTCCCGGCAGGTTCCCCCTGAATGCATCCTCAAGCGTTTGTACTCGTCTGACAGTCGGGTCGAGTCCTGTCGCAACGCCACGCGTCAAGGACGAAAAAGGCAGGAACCCTGCCGCCGTTCTGTAGGTTCCCGTCTTGGCTTTTTCCAGGTCGCCGGTCATAAGGTTGAGAAATGTGTCAAACCCCATACCGAAGGATTTCTCCGTTAGGTTTCTGCCGATGGAGCGCCCCAGACCGACCGCCATCTCCCCTGAAAGCACCGGGACCCCGGCTTCAACCGCATCCGCCGTATCCGCCATAACCCCGAGTATTGTGGAAATCGGCTCGAAGTTCTGAAACGAAATAGATTGGCCGCCGATGTTAAGGGCGTATCTCTGTCGCCCGCTGGAAAGAAACGCCTTCTCTTCTCCCGATCTTTCCGGAGGGCCGAACCCGTTTATCATTCCCTGCTTATGCGCCAGGAAAACGCCCCCGGCGATCATCGTTCCCATTGCCGTCTTGGCAAGCTCATCCGTCCAGTCCACGGGGAGCCCCTGGGATTTCCTGTTCAGGATCGAGAGAATGTTCACTCCGGGAATCCTTTCTATTCCGAACTCCATAATATTGAGCGGCGTTCTAACGAACGGGAGGAAGTATCTCAGGAGGGGTATACTATCCCGTGCCCCTATGAGTCCTCGTCCGGCTTTTCCGGAGGGCGTCTGGAACGTACGAATAAGCGCCTCGTTCCTTGCCGCCTTCATGATCGGGTCGGTCGGGTTATAGCGAAGATGGTTGTAGAGATCGAGTATCTGTTCCGGTTTCCAGTTGTTCTGTCGTCCGATATTCCGCGCTTCCCGGTATGCGCGGGCATTTAGTTCCATTCTGTAGGCCACGGCTTTAAAGAAATCGTCCGTCGCCATGAGCGCCCGGGAGGGAACGCGGACTATCCGCCCCTTTGTTCCCCGAATCGCTCCGCCTATCCTCTGCGTTGGGAGGTCCGACATTATCCCCGCCTCAAGGCCGAACTGTGGGACTTCCGATCTGAATGATTTCAGTCCGGCATGTATCCCTTCGCGCGTTCCTTCTATCAGGCCGAAGGCGCTCTTGAGCGATTCGGAGAAATATCTCTCCCTCTGCCGTCCCGTCATAACAGCGCGCCCGGCGTCCACTGCTGCGGCTAGAGGTCTTTCCCCCTCACGCACGAGAATTACCCCGAGGTTCCCGAGGATGTTTCTCCCCTGGGTACCGATTCCAGAGAGGACGCTGTTGTAAAACACTTCGTCTATTTTCTCTCTGGTTGTAGCATGTACGAGGTCCCGGAGAAATATCTGCCGTGCTGTTGGGTCGAATACGTCTATCTGGCTTATCCGTGTCGCTATCTGGTCGAGATTCGCATCCTTTCCGATTACCTTGTTCACTTCCCGGAGAAACCTTTCCTCCATTCCCCATTCGCCGGTCGCCTTGATTCTCCGGGAGCCGAGGGCTCGCCCGAACTCCGAGCTGATCCCGCCGACTTTCCTCAACAGACGAAGATCGGTTATAAGCGCGCCTCTAAGCGCTTCCCTGTCCCCTTTCCCGTCGGCTACCAGCTTTGCGAGGTTCATCGTCTCGCCTTCCATGTGGTTCTTGAGAACGTTCTCGGCCGCGATAACCTCCGAGGCTATCTTTCTTATATCCCCCTCCGGGGTGCCGCCTCTCGTCGGGTTATAGTCTTCGAGGAATTTGTCTATCGTGCCGGTGCTGAACCTCCGAGCACGTTCCTTGAGCACGTCGAAAGCAACTGTCTCATTCGGAATCTGAAACTCCGGCGATTCTCTGACGGCGTTGTCTATAAGATTCGAAAGTTCATCATCGTCCAGCCGGGAGATATTTATATTCTTGAGTGTGCGTTTCGCAGGATCGCGGGCAAGATCGGAAACCACCGCCGCTTCGTCGAAGTCAGAGGGGAGCACCCTTTCGTTAGTCGCAACTCGTCTGATGGCATTTGCAGACTCGTCGTATATCTGCCGCAGGTGCGGTCTTATCGCTTCCCCGAAGTCGTCTATCATGCGGGCGGACCAGTCCGCGAACTCGCGTATTCCTCCTTCGAGATAGTAGCCGCCCACTTTTACGAGGTCGGAGAGGTCCGAAGGGTCGATACCCGCCCTGAGTTGCTTGCTCTTCTTCCGCAGATTCTCCGCTGCCTGTGTATATATTTCTTGCGTAAAAAGAGTGTTCTTGGCTCCGAAGTAAGACCCGATCTGTGACCCGGTCGGTGCATTGTCGGGAATATTAAAATATGCTTTTCCCAACGTCCCCGGTTCATTTGGAGCGGTGAAATTCATCGGCGTATCCATTCTCGCTGCGGGTGATTGGAATGTGGTATCGATCAACGATTCGGGTGGACGCGACGCAGCCGCGAAGTTCTGCCCGGTCGGCATCATCAGTCTTGCCACGGGCGCATTGGGGTCTATCGCGGGGAACGCGTCATCGGCGGCCCTCGGTATCTGCCCGGCAACGTCTTCCATCTCGCCGATCAGGTTGTCGAGGGCGCTCGTACCTTTGAGGGATTTCCCCATATTGATATATGCCTTGTTAACAGCTTCCTGTTGATTTCCCCGAACCGCTCCCCGTTGAATCCCTGTATCCATTTTCTGCTGAGATGTCAGTCTGTTTATTCCTGTCGGCCCTGTCGGAGGTTCCGCCATTTGCTGTACGCTCGTTAGGTATTCCGAAAAATGATGCGCTCCTTCTGGCTCTTTCGCCGCGTTCATAATCAAGTTGTCGGCAATATCCCCGCGCGATACGCCCATTTCCCTGGCCGCTTCAAACAGTGTTTTATTCACCTGCTGCGGGGATGTATCGAAAAAGGACGCTATCTTCTTTATCGCTTCTCCGAGGGGTTTGCGAACAACTGGGGATGCGACGCCGCCAACGGCTCCGCCGACAACACCCGAAACGGCGTATTCCTCTTTGGTCGGCATCCTGCCTTCCGTCATGAGTTTGTCCACGGTTTCGAATCCCATGTTAAGCCCTGCCCCGGTTCCGATCGCGGTCGCTCCCGCTAAAGCCCCGGCACCTACAGGTATTGCCGCCGGAAGGAGGGCCATCATATACATTCTTGGGACAGTGGTGAAAGGTTTAATGCCCTCCGCGATAGCCTGACTTTTGGGTATCTCTCCGGTTTGAACCTTGCGCCTGTATTCCTGATTCCTTTTGACCCCTTCCTGCATGGATTGCAGGGATTCGCTCGGGGGCGGATTCCCGGGGGGAAGGTTCGCGGGTTGTGGAAGTGTGCGGACGTCAACTTTCTTTGCCTCCTGTTCCTGCCTGTTCGCCTGGGCCTGCTGCGCTATCTCTGTAAAACTGACTGCCCGTTCTTTGATCGGGATCAGCCCCTGGAATCCTTGGTCGGAAGGCGTGGGGGTTTTGGGCGCAGGCTCGCTTATCAGCATGTCGAGCGCGCTTCTTTTCTCTTCCGGTTCTGTTAAAAGGTCGTCGAGTGCTCCCATTTTATAATCCGTACATGGCCGGGTTAATCCCGTCTGCTTTCAGCGCATCCTTGATTTGTTCGGGAGTTCTTCCCATCTGGAGCGCTTTCGATATCTTCTGTTCGATAGCCGGGTCTTTCTGTCCCTGAACCGCTTCCACCTGTTGCTGCGGGGCGGATGTAGGTGCCGGGGTTGGAGAAGGAGCGGCGGGGCTTTGGGTGCTTTCAAACGCCTTGAACTGCTCCGCTGTGCTCCCGGTGCGTCTCGCTCTCTCCATTTCCGACAGCGAGCCGTGCTCCTTCGCTTCCTGTGCAATAGCTCTCCGTTCTATCTCTCCATAATTCGGCTTCTTCGTTGTCGAGTACTGCTGCTCTATAATCTCCGCTACCCTTCGCCCCCTGTCGTTTAGTTCATATGTTGGCTGACCGGACATTGCGTTATATCCCGTCTGCGTGCGGTACTGCGGATACCTGAGCACCTGTTTCTGAAGAGTGTTGAACGTGCCGGGGCTGATGGTATTGGTTACGCCGTCTCCAACCCCGCTTCCGATGGCCCTCGCCCCCGGCGTCTGTTTAAGACGCATCTGTCTCTGAAGCGCTTTCTCTTTGAACGGCTCCGCCGCCTTGTATTGCGCCGTCGTCTGTCCGAGCTGTCTCTCCTGCGATCTCAGATTCCGGTCTTCCCTCGTAAGATTGAATCCCGCCGGATTGTCGAACGCCCCGAGCCCTTCCTGGAATCCCACCTGGTTCTGTTTGAACATATCTCCTACGAGTCCGCGTGTAAGGCCCACTCTTTGCTTTTGGGCTTCCTGCTGTATCTCGCGTTGTGCAACATATGGGTCGTTTTGAATAAACTGATTCCCTCGTTGGAAAGCGAGTTGGCTTGCTAGATTGTTCTGGGCCAAATCTGTGGGAATAGAGGGCAGGGCACGAGGTTGGCCAGATGCACTACTGGTCGGCAATATCCCACCGCCTCCCATGTCCATCTGTGGCGCAGTTGCGCCTTGTCCCCCCATCCGCTGTATGAGTTCCTGCTCCCACTGATCTAGTGCTGCGAAAGCCTCTTTGTCTCTTCCCTCTTGAATCTCTTGTGTAATAAATTTATCGAGTTGGGAGAATCCTAGACCTACAGCCCCATTCACGAGTTGATTTAATGCATTTGTTAAGATTCCCATTGCTTCCTCCTTTAGAACCCGAACCCTCCAAGCGAATAACGCGACATCATCCGCTTCTGAATGTCTGATATGGACCAATCCGTAAGCAGGTCGCCCGTCATTTGCGGAGATACGGAAAGCCCTCCCGCATATCCCTGGCTGAACGCCGGGTTATTCCCCGTGATGCTCAGTTCGTTCGAGAACGCCGAGGTATCCGCCGCACCTTCTGCCGGTTTGAGCGCATTGTTCAATGCTCCCATTCCCGCAGATATACCCCCGGCGATCGCTCCCTGTGAAAGGCTCGTCAATGGCCCCTGTCCCTTCATGGCGCTGTCTCCCGCCTGCATGAGTCCTGCCGCAACCGGGCCCGCTATAGCGCCGATTCCCGGTATCGCCGAGGCCCCGATTACTGCCCCTGTTTTCAACATTGGTGCTAAAATACTAGAAAAGATGCCCATTTTATTTCTCCTTTTTATTTTGAAGATGGTCCTGTGCTTATCGTTCCCGCTCCCCCCTGTCCGGCCAGAAGCTGGAGCGGGAGGGTTCCGAGTCCTATCTGTCTATCTATCGATGCGTTATAATCCTGCTGTCCGAGTCCGAGAAGGTTCATCGCGTTATTCTGCTGGTTCATTCCGAGCCGGGCCTGTATATCCATGAGCTGTGAGCCGAGCTGCGTCTGCGAATTAATCCCGGCGACGCCGAGCTGTGTCTGCGACGCTATTTTGGCCTGAGCAAGGGCCGTCGCCTGCTCTGTCGCAATGGCGGCCATCTGCGCCGCGTAATTCGCGTCTATCCCCTTTTCGACCATTGCCTGCTGGAGTATCGACTGCATATTGTTCGATTGCGTCATGATATCCTGCATGGCTAAGTCGCCGAGGTATTTCGTCTGCTCCAGCGAGCGGGTCGCCCGGAACACGTTTATATCGTTCAGCACATTCTCCGCAAGCCTTTCCCTGTTCGTGAGAATAGTCGAGCCGGAAAGAAGCCCCTGCGCCATATCGTTCGCAAGCGCTATCTCCGTCGCCTGCTCAAGGTCGGCGAGCGCCCTCTGCGTATACGCCTGGTCTTCCGCCTGTGTCCTCTGGTTTATCTCGTCGACAATCGGCCCCCCGCTCATCTGGTCGAACACGGAAGGCGTGTTCTGGAGATAATCGAGCGCGTTGTTAACCGCCGCATTCGGGATAATCTTCCCCCCGAAGCCCTGTCCCCCGCCTCCGAATCCCGCGCCGAATCCGCCTCCCATCCCTCCGCCCCCGCCGTAATTTATATCCGGCATCTTTATTTCCGGCATGGTAATATCCGGCGTGGCGAACGCCCTTCCGAGCGCATCCGTCATGATCGGGTTAGCGCCCGAGCCCGCGAGGTTCCCGTAGAACGACTGCCCCGCCGTATCCTGGAGTCCTCCCCAGTCGGGGAGTATTCCTACTCCCTGTCCGGCCTGTCCGAATAGGTTGGCCCCCTCGGTGGCCTTCGAGTCCCCTAAATCCTGCGGCCCGACGAGATAACCCGTAAGCACTCCGCTTGCGTACCTGCTCTCCGGTGTCGGTTTAGACTTTGCTGCGCTTTCTTTTCCCATTATGTTTCCTCCTTATGTTTTCCGAATTGCTGGAACCCTAGATTCCTCTCTCTAAAATCAGTCATATTCCCTTTAAATTCCATTCTGACGGCAATAGAACGGAAGCCGAGCTTTATCCAATGTTCTTCTAGTTTTTTTGTGCGAACATGTCCCGTCATGTATTGCACTCTGCATCTTTCCCCTGTCTGCACCACGAACTCGATAAACTGACGATGAATTGTTGCTTCTCGAAGCGTCCCCCTGTGCTCGGGGATTATATAATCGTGTTCTATAACGGTGAACGGTCTTTGGAGCAAATCCCTATCTACTCTTAACCAGAGATACCCCTGTGGCTCCATGTCCCTGTCCGCGCAGGCGTATATGATGGAATAGGGGTTCTTGCTCATCTCCTCGAATATCTCCTGGATAAACGGGCCCGGAGTTTCCGCCGCTTCCTTAAATCCGATTTCTTTGTAGAAATCGATTATCAGCGGGGCGAGCGCGGAAAGCTCGTGCGGGAATATCTGCCCGTAGGTATATTTCACGGGCTTCTCCTGCACGACGTCGTGAACCGGCGCTTCCGGCTTTATCTGCTCAATCGGTTTTTCCAGTCCCATTTTCTTCCTGCGTTCCTTCCGCTTTCTGCTCGTCGCCATTCTGCTTCACCAAATTTCCTTTCATATTCTGGAGCGCTTCGATCGCTCCCTGCGCCTTGTTAATAATCTCGACGTATCCGATTATTTGTCTGTCTATGTATTCCTCAACGCTAATTGAGGTATTCCGTTCCTGTTGGTTCTGCTGCAACTGGTTCTCTCCTTTTGATTGTCGGCGGCTCGAACATAAAGTTCGGGTGAATAACCCCGGCGAGGAAGATGTTCCCCCTCTCGTCGAATACCGCCATTGGTTTCCATTCCTGATTCATGAGCGCCACAGCGTTAGGCGGCGCATCCGTCCATACATGATTCGCTTCCGTAAGCCTCCACTGATTCTCAAAACAGAAGTCCGCGCCGTTAATCAGAACAGCCCGGACGTCCGACCATCTGAGACTCGCCGAACCTAGCGCCCGGAGATTGTCCGTCTTTGGAAGAACAGCCGTATCCACTCTCCCGGTCATTAGAATGTCCTGGTTCGACGATAGCCCGAGCTGTACGTCCGGCGCACTCAGTATCACGGAAGCGGCGGCGATTATCTGTGCATCCGACGCTGCATCTATCGCAATCCCCGCGCCTCCCGTAGAAGTCAGGAACATAAAATTGCTGGTCGCGTTATAGTTCAGATAGCCCCTGTTCTGGCTGCTGCCGTTCTGGAAGGTGATGTAGTTAAAGTTCGACCCGGAAGCCCGCATGATAATGTCGCCGCCACTGGCGAATACGACCGCCCCCGCTCCTGTAACGGCAATCGCCGTCGTCGCGCTGCTGACGGTGAGCGTCCCGCTGACCGTGATCTTCGATGCGCTGAGGTCCGTTATCTTCGCATTCGTAACGGCTCCCGACGCTATTTTCCCGGTGGTTATGGCGAGGTCTTCCAGTTTCGTCGTTCCGACCGTGGCGTTAACCAGCTTCGCCCCGGTTATCGTCGCGTTATTGATAACCGCCCCGTCTATGAACGTCGTGGACGCCGCCTGAAAAACCAGCGTACCGGCGGCGTCGCGCACCTTTATCCCATAATCCGCACCGCTCCCAAACGCTCCTATCTCCACCCGTGTAACCGGTGAGGGCTGGGCGTCCTTAACCCTGATTTGCTTCAATATCCCATCGAACTCAAACTTCTCGTCCCCGAGGTATATCTGGTCAACCCCGATTATCCCGGAGGTAATCGTATCCGCCGTCAGGTTCTCGACCCGGAAGCTCCGGACGAGATACCCGGAATGGAGGATGTTGTAGAGATCGTCGTTATATCTCGCCACACCCCGGTTATACCGGCTCAGTTCTTCGAGAACTCCGTTCAGCTCTTCGAGCGAATTGACAGCCGTCTGCGAGGGCGGCTTGGGATATACGATTGTCTCCATCGTATCGTTGTTTGTCATTACTTCCAGCTCCCTCTTGTCTCCAGGTAGACCGTATACTGCGCTATCTGAAACGGCGTACTGTTCGTGTTCTCCCGGAATTTCACGGTTACATATCTTCCCGACTTCCTCTTATCCACTTTGACGACCCCGGTTTCCCCCTGAACAGGCATTTCCGCCGTGTCGTAATCCACGCTTCCAAGTAGCGAATTAACCGTCCCGACCTGCACGGTCGGTATTGTCCCGGTCGATTCCACTTCTATCCGCTGCACCGTTTTCATAAGTCCTTCGACGCGCGCTCCCGGCTGGTTAAACTCCCGGTAGTTATGCAGCTTCGTGCGAACATGCGCGTCTATCTCCGTTCCGTTGTCCGTGTTCCCGTCGAAGAGCTTCATCACATTCCCGTTCATCCCGCCGAGCGGTTGTATAGTCGTGAACGTCTCGTCAAGATTCATGAGCGAATAGAACGTCCCGGCGAAGTCGTGCTTCGTCCAGGTGTTATCCTTGTAGTTCCAGCAGTAGGCGGAATCGGGGACAGTCGAAGAACCCGTGGGGTAGATGATCCACACCTCGAACCGCGACGGAAAGGCGCAGGCGTATATAAGCTCCTTCTGGTCCCAGTTGAGGTTCGCGAAGAAGTCCTGTTTTATCCTGTTCCCCGGAGCGGGCCTGACAAACCCCTGCCCGTCGAATATCTCGATATTGTCCTGCGTAACGACCAGGTGGTAATCGCCGAAGGAAGCGACCCCTTTTCTCGATATTGCCCCCCTGTCCGCTACCTTCATGCGGGGAACGAAATAGTTCGGGTCGCCCTGATATGTAAGCTGGTATATGCTCCCGTACTTGTAGACAATAAGCACCGGTCCCATCGGGTGCATACACATAACCTTCGAATTGCTCTTGTCCTCTATGAGATTGGCGAATCCGGAGGATACGGTGTTCCACGTAGTCGGGTTCCCGACTGTGGACCATCTTATCCTGTAGGGTATGCGCGTCCCGGATTCGGTAACGTCTCCGAGAAGTAAATGCCCCTTATATCCAACGAGGCATTTGGCCCTGAGCGTGGAATTGCCGCCCGAGGCAAAGCCGGTCGTCGTCAGGTTAGACCAGTTGCCCGAGCCCGTCCATACCTTTATCGCGTCCACCCCGTTCGTGAAGTAAAGATTCTCCGTCGCGAGTCCGCCGACTGGCGCTATGAATATCGGGTTCGCCGCATTCCCTGTCAGGTTCAGGGTGCTCGTCCTGTCCGTCCATGTCGAAGGGGCCGTGTATTCGATGAGCTTCTGTGTCGTAACGAATATCGTATGCAGGTTCCCCGAGGCGTCCCCGTATTCGAATCCCTCCATAACGGGGTTTGCGTTCGGGAATCCCGAAGCTACCTGCGTATATCCCGTCCGCTTCTTTAATATCCCGTCCTCGATAATCACATTCTGCATGTCCCGGCTGTAAACGTGTTCGAGCGCATTCTCCGGCATGGAGAAGTTGATGCCGCCTATCGGCGGGGGGAACGTTATTTGAACTCCGTGTTCAATAGGCATCTATATCTCCTGATACGGAAAGTCCGTATCCGTCCATACTCCCGAACCCCCCGTATCCGCGTTCGACCACTTCTCACGCATCAGGTGAGCGAAGAACGCGGGAGGCACGTTCAGAACCGGGGCCTGCACCGTGATGTTCTGTCCGGGCAGGGAGTGCGAATAAAGCGTCGGACTCACATCCAGAAGCGGCGGGTGCAGTGCATATGTCGCGGCGAACGATGCGTCGTACAGCGTCGGCGTATTCGTCAGGTGGGGCGCGGCAAGCGCGTATGTCGCGTGGACTGTCGGCGCGTACAGGGTAGCCGCGACAGTCAGGTGCGGCATTGCCAGAGAGTAAGTCGCCGCGAATGCCGGGTTATAAAGCGTTGTCCCGCTATTCAGGAAAGGAGCTTGGGCGCTTACGCTCCCCGGAGCGAATGCCGGGTTGTGGAATGTAACGCCGTTATCGAGGAGCGGGGGCAAAATATTTACGCTCCCGGCAGCTACAGGGGCCTGAATAATGTACGGGCCGGCGGGGTAAATTATGGCCGGGTGCTCGATGACGGTAGACCCGTTATTTGTCACTGCTATCCCAGCCTGAAGCTCGATATAATCGCGTATCGCGGGGACGTAAACCGCCCGCCCGGGGAAGAAAGGCGGAGAAAACCCGGCGTGATGCGCAGCCCTCTCGTCTGGAGTAAGCGCCCTGCTCAACTGGACATACTCCGCCATCCACCCGTCGAATGGCCTTGCCGAGTCGGAGCGGTTACCGAGCCAGAGCGCGGCGGTCGTGTTTATCGCCGTCGTAAGCTGTGCGTTTGAAGTCGCAGCGAGCACCGCGTTAAAGTAGAGCCTGACGAAACCATCCGATTCCCTTTGCAGGATGAAATTGACCGGGTCGCCTGCGTTGAGCGGGTTCGACGCGATAGGAAAGCTCAGCGTGGAATCGGACGCGTCGACGATAGTGACGTAGAACTCGTTAGCGAAAGCGCCCGCGCCCATCGTGATTTCAATCGAGTTCGCGGTCGTAGGAAGATTCGAGCGATAAACGAGCCTCGACGATGTGGCCCTGCTGGTCTCCCGCGCGCGGAAGGCAATACACCATTCACCGTTCGGCAGATCAAGCGCCGCATTGTCGGCAAGCGTAACGCTCTGTGTCCCCGTGCCAAAATAAAACCCCATAAATACTCCTTAAACCGGCGTCTCCCTCAGGACAACAAAATGCAGCTCCGCGTCTCCCGTTGCCGTATCGCTCGACGCGTCGCGCGTGATCCTGATCTTGAACATTTCCCCGGCCGCCACGCTGTCCATCTGCGAGCCGTTCGTGAACGCTATCGTGACGACGTCCACATTCCCGCTCGTCCCCGGCACGGTCGTGTTATCGACGCTCTGAACAGATGCGAAGGAATCGGAATCCACGTCCTGTTGCTGGTCGCCGATGCGCTCGAATGCCACGTCCCAGTCGATGTCTCCGCTGGTCGCGGACGTCATCGAGTAGCCGATATAAACCGTGACCCCGCCTCCGCCGTAGTGCCAGGGCATGAAGCCGGTGAAATTCGCCGATTCATTTGTGGCCGCGTCGAAATCGAGCACCGGATGAGAGTTTCTTAAATCCGGCGTCGCAAAGTTGGACGGCGGTGGTTCATATTGATGCGGGGTAAAGCCTATTAGAAAATCGCCTGCTGCCATTGTTTTACAACCTCCCTAAAGCGGCGTATCCACGTCCGTCCATATTCCCGACGTCGTGTCGTCCGTGTTATGCCACGTGTTGAATATTTCAAAGCCGTAAAGCGTTGTTCCGTTGTCGAGATACGGGCAGTCCATTTCCTGTGGGAAGGCCATCGAAGGCCCGTAAAAAGTCGGGGCGAACTCCACAAATGGAGCCGATATTCCCTCTCCGAACCTATGCTCGTAAAAGACCGTTTCCGCATCGAGAAACGGCGCTTCGAGCGTCTGTATGAAGGCGAACGAGTGATCGTAAAAAACCTGGTCTATGGAAAGGAGGGGCATCGTAAATCCCTGCACCCTTGCCGATGGTCCGAAGAACGTAATCCCGTTATTCAGGAATGGCGCGCTGATATTCTGCTGAAGCGTGTAGTGGATAGTAAATTCGACGTAATCCACCTGCGCCGTCGAAGACGTGGCGGGAACATTGTTCCATGCCACAATTCCCACTTCGAGATTGTTTATTACTTCACTCCGCGTCCAGGTGGTTCCCCATAAATCCAGCGCCCCGCCGCAATTGACCGAGCCGTCGCTCGTCGGCCATTTTGTCGCCGACCCCCTATTCGCGCCTACGTAAGAGGAAGTGCTGGATTTATATAGACGAACGAAACCATCGTTGACCGTCATGCTAACGGTACTGCTCCGCTCGATGCTAACGACAATTCCGTCGATGGTCGCCGATGCGGGGATGCTCGAAAGTGAAGCGGGTTTGCAGCGGATGTAATTGGATATCTGGTTGTATCCAAGCGCGACCGTAGCTCTCGAATTGTTACTCGACGTAACATTCGATACGTTACTCCATGCGACGGAGCCAACCGCCGTATCGTTCACGGCGGTTGCGGTTGCTACTGTAATGCTCGGCATTCATGCCCCCGCCTAGAACGAGAAAATCCCGCTTGCGTTCCACTGAACGACTATATCCCCGCCGTTCGGCGTAACCGGCGCGCCGGTGATACCCGTGTCGAAATACACGATAAGCGGGTCTGTGGAAGATGCGCCTCCCGTGTCCACCCAGATAATGATCGCTTCGACCGAGTTGCCCGAGACAGCCGAGAATGTAGCGTCAGCCGCGTCGAATACGCCGTTCGTGGTCGTCTTGGAGCCAAGCGTCGCCGCCGTGCCCACAACCCCGGATACGTCGTTATAAAAGTCGTGTCCCGAGCTGTAGGTATAAGTGCCCGTGTCTATCAGGTCCGCTTTTACCGTTCCGCTGGCGAGGTTCAGCCCTGTTGTCAGGGCTAATGCTTTCGCGGACGGATACATCGAGTTAGCCATCCAAGTGCCTCCTATCATTAGATATTTCTTGTTTGGTCCGCCTGTTCCTGTTCTGCTCACTTACCGTGGCCCACTTACAGTTATCAGGCTCGTAATTGCCGTTGTTGTCTATGCGCTCAAGTGTTAAACCTTCTGGGCATTCGCCCATATCAGCAAGGAAGTTCTCGAAACCCTCCAGCCATCTACCACACACGTTTATTCCGCGTAGTCCATAATCTCTGTATTTTTTATTCTTGGGATTTGTGCAACGTTCTTTCATGTTCTGCCATGCATAGTACGTAGCCGTTATATCTTCCCGCCGACTATGCCCATGCCTCGTAATGCGATCTATGTGCCAGCATCCACATGACTGCGTATGACCTCTACGTAAATCGGCAAGCCGTGTAACAATCTCATTCCCACATTCACAGCGACATAAGCATTTGCGCATTATGTTGCCGTTTAATCCTCTGAAGGGTTCAACTTCTTCCACAATCGAGAGCCTGCTGTATATATCCCCAGTGTTGATTTCTATTCTCTTCTTGCTCATTGCTCTCCCTATGCCTGCCCGTATTGAGTTCCTTCCCTGAATGCCTTTGTCATTTCCTTAACCAATTCCCTGGCTATCGGCCAGAAATTGACGTCCGTAAAATCCCTCATAATCCCGCCCATGTGCTTGAAGTGAATCGGCATGAGCGGCTTGTTAAATCCCTTTGGGAGCGTGATCCTCTCGGGAACCCACGCGGTAATTGCAAGCCGGTTTCCCTGCTCCTGCTCGATAACTATCTCCCACACGGCGTGATAAACGTTCATCCCCGAGAGAGCGCCCCGGACAGCATGGAGCGTGTATCGCTCAAGGTCCGACATATTGCTTGCCGGTTTTAGCTGGTCTACCTGTCCCACTAATAACCTCTGCCTCCGCCCGTCGGGAGTATTCCCCTCCGTCTCTGTATCATGTCGTTCATGCTCAATCCGCCCTGCGGTGCGGCCAGCCCCTGCGGAGCCGGAGCGGCGGGAGTGGGCATTGGCTGCGCGACCTGCCTTGTTGGTCCTTGTGTTGCGCCCATCTGGAGCGAAGCAATACCGGGGCCCATCATGCCCATGCGGGCCTCGGGGCTTATGTAATTCCCCCAGGGCTGCCCGGTCGTATTCATGCGCTTCTGGCGCATCTGGTTCTGCCACATGGCAACCCTCGGGTCCGTGGGCTGCGGGCGGTTTCCACCCCCCGTCTGCGCTGTATTCTGCATCGTCGTGTACATCAAATCGTTTGTCGGCAATATCGCCATATGCTTTCTCCCTTGTCGCGGCGTTAATACCCCGCGTATTTTCGTCTCATGGCTATACTCAAAGGCATGTCGTCAAGGGTCTTGACCCTCCGGAGCCTTCCCCGCATATCCATCTTTTTCTGATTCTCTTTCGCTTTCCCTAAAAGCTCCTGATAGCGGAAGTAGGCCCTGTCCGCTTTCCCCGGCTCCCCGTAATGCTCGAACAGCTTTGCGGATACGCCCTCGACGATAAGGTCCGGCTGGTTGATGGATAGCCAGTTCTCGTCCGTGTCCTCCGCCCACGCTTCGGTGTAGTAGTGCCCGCTCGCGATCTTGAGCGTCGCGTCCCTTTCCATCACCGGATAAACGTCGAACCCTGTCCCGTTCACCCCGCCCGTCAGCTTCCAGTAAAAGGCGTCTGAGCCCGTCGTGTTGGGCGCGGGGAATATCAGGTCGAAGTTGGTTTCCTCAACCTTCACGATGTAGCTGTATTCAGGGCTCGCCGAGGTTCCCGAGTCCTCAAGCAGAAGGGTGAACGGGTGGTGGAGTATCAGATTCCCGGGGAGCGCGAAGGACTTCACGTTCGCGGAAATAGGCGCTGTCTGTGATTTCTTCGTGTACGCCCAGGGGTATTCCCGCTCTATCTCGCGGACAAGATCGACTATCCATTCCTCGATAAGCCCGAGGGTAACGGAGTCCGCCCTGTCGCTCCTTTTAGATACCCTTGTCTTTATCTCTCCACGGGTCATTTATCGTCCTTTCTCAACCGCTCCGCAAGATCGGCTGTAGCCTTTTCTATCGTTTCTATGCGCCGCTCGATGTAGATAAGTCCGAGGTCGCGCTCCTGCTTTATTGAATCGAATTTCGCACTGATCTCGACGATCGCGACCGAATTTTGATGGCTCGTGTACGCTATCCATCCGAGAAGGCTGCAAACCAGAATAGTGAGCGCCGTTATGATTGCCTGATCGAGCGGTTTCAATATCGTTACCGTTGTCCGGTTCTCGTAATCCCTGCTCTTGCCGTTCCCATTTCCTACCGGCGTCTGAAATTCATTTCCCATGCCTCGCCCCATAAACAGCGTTGAGCTGCGTTTCCAAAAGCTCTCGTTCGTCCTGCCAATACTGGATCGTCCGGTCGTAGCACCAGAAGGCTTCTATCATCGGCTCCCTGCTCACGTCGTTCAGGGCGTCCATGATAAACGGGGTACAGTCCGGCTGTCCCGATTTGACTTCACTGGTTGTCTTGTAGGGAATTTCCGGTACGACGACTGTCGCCGGAGTACACGCGGCGAGGCTAGTCAGGATCGCGAAAGCGGTCAAGTATGCGGTCGAGTTTTTCATCTTCGCCAAGCTCCTTCCACTCCTCTTTCGCCTTCTCCCAATCCCGGCGCTGCTGCTCGCGCTTCTTCAGAGATTCGTTTTCCGCCCGCATTTCAAGGTTCTCTTTCTTTACTTCCGCGTACTTACTCTCCGCCCCCGATTCCTTCTTCCTGTTGTAGAAGAAGCTAAGTAGAGTGCCGAGAGCACCTATAATCCATAGCCACATAGAACATCCGCGTTACAAAAGCTGGATTTCCGTACCACCTTGACTTCTGGAAGCACTTTCCGGCATCTCCTGCTTATAAAAAAGCAGTGAGACATTCGCCACTCTTGTAACAACTGGAGTCGCTTCCTTAAGCTCAATCGGAATACCGTTGAGGTGTACGATGGTTCCTTTTTCCAATACAATCGTTAAGTCCATATCTCTCTCCTAATCGAGGGGCGTGAAGTTCGGCCAGGCAAGCCGGACTTTCTCAAGCTCCGTCTGTTTCACATAACCCTTCTGAACCGCGATAACTTCTCTGGAATTGTCGAACTCCATGCGTCTCGCCTTGGCGATTTTCACATACTGCTCGACGATGGTTCGTATGTCCTGCTCGGCGATAACCGGGCCGGAGCCATGAAACCTCTGGAGCGATGCCTGAACGACGGCCTCTCTCGCCTGCTCTCCCGTCGCCTCTCCCTTCTCGATCTTCCCAAACCAGCTGTCCACCTGCTCGATGATGAACTCCACGACTATCGGCATGACAGCGTTAAACTTCGTGAGTATGTCTATCGCAAGGGCGATATAGCCAGTGATTATTTCAAGTCCCTGCCTTATCTTGTCGAAGAAACTCATATTGCCTCCTTACGGCGCTATATCGTATTTCTGTAAGACCTTCAGAACCACCGCGTACACGAATCCGAGAAAGACGGTTACGAGTCCCGCTGCTGCGGCTGCAACCTCCGGGTTCATGGGCCATTCCGGGAAGGCTCTGTTCCAGAAAAACGGAACGAGGGGCGCGACTATAATCGTCGAGCCGCCTATCGTGAGTCCCCGTGTGGTAATTACCTTATTGCTCGTGCTTCCATTACCCTGCCCTGACATTCCTTTCTCCCTGTCGCGGCGAAGCCTGTTGGCGTAGCCGGACTATTTGAATACATTCCCGCTACAATTTATCCCGCTCACGCCCCCGTGATTCTCAAAGAACCCCGAGCAAGCATTCCCGCGCCAGTTGGTTTTGCACGTGTTCCCGGTCAGCGTCAGATTCCGCGAGTTGTATCCGCCGATACAAGTGACGGTGCTGTTCGTCGATGGATGCCCGGAAAGGTCAAAATAATTATCTGTGAACAGCCCCTTCGTTACCCCGTTCCAGTTGATGATTCCGTAAGGGACCCGCTCGAATCGGGATTCCGTAACGGTAAGCTCCACAGTTCCGCCGCTGTCTCCGTTCGACTGTACTCCCCTGCCGGTTATGTCGTGAGCATAAAGCCCCTTTACATATGCGCCTTGTATAGCCGCGCCATTCGGGTTGAAATAAACACCGTGATACTGCTTGGGGCTTGCGTTCGATTCGTACCGCTTTCCGCTCGTATCGTATCCACACCATGCAACTTCGGTATTAATTACCCGCGTGTAATTCGCCCCGACTATATCGAGGCAGGAATACCGCTGATTCGTAAATTTCCCGTTCTGAACCGTTACGTTATGTCCCATGATCTTGGCCGCGTATCCGCCCTCGACGGTTATTCCGTCCAGAATCAGATAGTTTCCATTCGCCCTGAACTGGGCGTTCGCATCCGTCCACGAGCCTGGCTTTATCACTAAGCCCTTCGGGGATTTATACGTAATCGGCTTGTCCGCCGTGCCGCTCCTATTTAAAAACGTCTGCCCGGTGACCGTCCCTGAAACTACCTCGATGCAGTCGCCCGGATTCGCGCTGTTTGCCGCTGTGAGAAACGCGCTCGCCGTCACTTTTTTGGAGCAGGTGTCGGGCGATGCCGTGGGTTTGGGTGTCGGAACCGGAGTTGGTACTGGAGTTGGAATCGGCGTAGGCACCGCTGTCGGAGCCGGTGAGGGAGTCGGGCATACCGGGCACTCGTTACATTTGATAGTCGTGCTCTGTCCCGGATTAATAGTCTGGCCGAATACGACCACGCACCCAAGGGATACGATTATCAGAAATACTGTGAAGATGTACGCTGCGAGTCTCATTTGCCTCTCGGTGTCGATGTTGTGGCTCCGCCTGTTATAACGCCCGGCTGCTTCGCCATGCCATCCGTCTTGACTTCGGGGCGGGTTAATTCCTCAAGCTCCGCCTCGGACTTATCTTTGATCGAATCCTTCATTTCCCTGAGCCTGTCCTGCTGCGCCTGTATGCTCTGCTCCAGCATGGCCGCCCTTTCCTCAACGGTCTTCTGTCTCCAGATAAGACCGAGCCCGCCGGGGCGAGTAAAATCCTGAAGCCCCTCGATGAAGCTCTGAAGGCGCTGGTCCGTTTCTTTTACCTTCGCCTCTTTATGTTCATATGGGATATTCCCGGCGGAAATATTCATATCCACATAGGTCGCCGCCGCTCTCGCGGTGTCGAACTCGGCGGTCGGGTCCATCGGGCTTCGCGGCTCGAATACCGCCATGAGTCCCAATTTCACTATTCTTCCGCCCTGTCCGTCCGGACGGCTGTACCCGTTCTCCACGGTGTACTGGTGTCCGTGCTTGCGCTCATAAATCATCAAGACCTCCATAAAAGAAGGGGGCCGGAGCCCCCTGAGTTTTTAAGCTTTTCTATTCATCGCGACCTTGACGACTTTCATGGCCACGGTCATAGCCCCGCCGCTTGCGCTCGGATATATCTTGAACCAGCGGGGAATCTTTTCCTGAGTAATAACTCCGAACCCGTCCGCTGTAATAGCCGTAGCTACAGCGAACCCATTGTCCGAAGCCGCAGGGGCCGTCAGGTTAGACCCGACCATGTTCAAAGTCCCGCTTGTCGTTATATCCACAGAAACGCAGATGCTTTGCCAGCCCGTGGTTTCCACCCATGGCACAGCCGTATCCGTACCGGTTGCAGCAACCAGAGGGAAAAAGATCGACTCTATTCTTGTTTGACCATCTCCCGAATTGGTAGATACGGATAAGATGGTTTCTGTTGTCATGTCAATTGCTGGTGTTGTGGCCATTAATCAACCCTCCCTCAGACTCCCGCCTGCATGTTGTAGATGTACCTGTGAAGCTCCGGCCTCTTTATGCCAAGACCGACTACGCCGTACAGCTCATCCTTTATCTCGTGCGCGTCGTTGGCCTGCACGTTCGCCTTGAGCTTCATGTCCTTTCCTTCGAGATACACGTATTCGAGGTCGGACGGGTTCACTATGAACATCCAGTCCGCATACTGATCGCCCCTGAGCGTGTAGTCCTGAACGAGATTCAGCCTGCCCTGCGGGGTCATGTAGGTCGTAAGCTGGAGGCCGAACTCCTTCATCGACGGCGAAGTCTGTATCGGAGCCATTCCCCAGTTATGGAAAACGTTGAACGCCTTCCTGCCGCAAAGGGACAGAAGCTCCATTCCCTGCCCGGTTGCGTCTTCCGGCATATCCTCGAAAGACGGGGCGACGAACTCCCAAAGGGTGTTCTGGGAAATAGCAATGTTCGCATTCAGGGCATTGGTAGCCGCGAAGCTGTCTATCCAGTACCTGAGTCCTCCGGTCTTCCAGCGGCTGTCGGCAAGAGCGCTGTCCAGCGGGCTTGACGCCTCGACGTCCGAGATCGGCTTCCCGAACTTGAACGCCATTTCGGCATCGACCTTGAACTCGAACATCGTGTTCTTGGACTGACGCTCTTTTTCTTTCGGTCCGTACTCCGCTATCGCGTCCCTTATCTCCGAAAGCCCGATGGTTCTGGACATAAACTGGAGATAGTTGGTAACGGTTCCCGGGTCGGTCTGAATCGAGACAGGAGCAGACGAACGCTCGGAGAGCGCGTTGCCGACGAACATCATCTCGTCGTTGTCGGTCATTGCGACGCCGGTTCCCGCCGCGCCTGTGTCATAACCCCTGACAACGGTCCAGGTGTTCGAGGAAACTGCGGTAACGAGAACGTGTTCCCTCGTCGCCGTGTTTTCCCACACGTCCTGCGGGCGCGCGTAGTTGCCGTTATCTACCACTATCGAGGTAGCGGACGTGTTGTAGCCGCCGCCATTATTGATTCGGGTAAACCGGGGGAGCCTCTTGTCGTTTAAAACCTTGAAGCTCATCTGTTTTACGGAACGTTTCTTGACCTTGTTCGCTATTCTGATAAGCGGGTTCAGGTTCGGTCCGTACTGCCATATTTTGTCTTGTATTTCCTCTACGAAACGATCGACGTTCCCCTGTCCGGGTCCCGCGACCGCGAATGCTCTGCTGATTATTGTTGGATTTGTCGGCATTTAATCTCTCCCGTGTTGATTACTGGTTCCACAGGAAGCCCCAACGCTCTGCTATGTCAGCCGGTTTTGGTGTGGTTTCCGGCCCGGTAGAGGTCGAGCTTCTCGGAATGGGAGCACCCTGAACAGCCGCTTGTTTCTGTGCTGCGGTAAACGCCTTTAATCGCTCTGTATCTCCGTTGAGAATCTTATCGGCCCTGGCATATATATCCCTCACGTACTTCCTTATGTCGGCCTCGGTCAAATCGGGTTTGTTAAGCAAAGCGTTAGCTTCGGGGTCCCGTTTCGCCAAAGATTCCATAAGGGCTTCGTGCTCGGACGTGAAATTCACATTCTCGTCCAGCCGGAGGTTCGCCAGCTCGTCGTCGTCGATGCGGTTAATCGCCATCAACCTGTTCTGGGCGGCCTGCTGCTGCGCAAATGTCTGCTGCTGCGTATAGCCCTGGATTCCCTTCGATACTTCCTGAGCGACTATCTGCTTCACCACATCAGCCGGATTGTAGAGATAAGCCTCGTTCAAATCCTTCTGCTGCTGCGTCTGTCCCGGTCCTGGCTCGCCTGGGAGGGAGGACGGTGTGTATTGTGGATTCTGGTATGCCTGCGGGGGATAAACGGGGCCCTGTGTCTTTTGACGCAGGGTGCTTATCGCCTGCTTGTATCTCCCGAGTGTGGAGTTGGCCTTGTTCCATTCGTTAAACCACTGCTCCGGGGTGTATTCCCTATACTGCTCGGGGATGTTCGACTGAGGGGGCTGCACATTTTCCTGCGCAGGTTGCTCAACCGAGGGCTGGACGGCTTCCTGAACCGGGGGAGTTTCTACATTCCCCTCAAGGTTCGAGCCGTCGATTACCGAATCCTCTGGCATGTGTGCTCCTTATACCCATGCGCAATCTTGTGCGCATGTTCTGACAAGGAATGTAACACAGGCGACCCAAAATTGTCAATACCCTATTGTATCTAACCCCCCGGAATGATAGAATATCAGGAAATAACAGACAAAAAGTGTCATTGTGTACACTTTTTGCGCATACACAGGAGGACTTAAAAGATGGCACTAATTCCAGGAATCTACAAGGACGATATATATTTCCAGAACGACCCGCTCAAATATCTGATTGAGCGTATCCTCCCGGCATTAAACGGGAATCTGGCAACCGGCTTTATCCCGATAGACATATTCGCCTCCCGGATAATCCTGTCGAACGACTTCTCTGACGAGACAGTCGTAAACACCGGCGGCTCAGAGAAGGCGTCGGGCGGTATTCTGGCTCTCGACGGAGCGATTTTCTCGCTGAACAGGGTAAACGCGGCGACGGATAAGGCAGCAAGGGTGGTTTTCAAGGCGAACACGACCGGTGAAATCCAGTTCCCGACTATTCCCCTCCCCTACGATCTCGACGATACGGCCGATATAACGGTCAATCTCTGGGCGGGAATGGGGGGCGCGACGAATACCCCGACGATCGACGTGCAGGCGTTCTTTAACGTCGGCGACACGGAGTGTGGCGGAAATACGGCGGCCCTCGCGGCTACCGCTGCGCTTAAAACCGTAACCCTGGCGGCTGCGGACGTACCTGCGGCCCCCGGATTTCTGAACCTCGCGCTTGTTCCGGCGGCTCACGCGGACGACGCGATACACCTATACGCCGCGTGGCTCACGTATACCAGGAAAGCCTTCTAAACATGGCATATAACGATTCCGAGCGGGATAAATCGACGATTTACACCCTTCTTTGCGAATGGGAGGAGGATTTTAACCGGGTTCGCCCCCAGTTCGACCTCATGAAGCGCGATTATCTGGCCTATATGCGCTTCCGGGACCCAAATTCCCATCCGTACAAGTACAATCCGGCCATCCCGCTCGTCTTCACCATCTCGGAAAACATAGTATCCACAGTCGTTAACAGCTTTTTCATGAAGGATAACCCCCTCACGATAGAGCCCGTGGAGGATACCCACGGACCGAACCCGGATATACGCGACGCCGATATTGCCCGGCAGTTAAGCAAGGTGGCGAACGTCGTATCCATGCATCCGGACAGGGAATTTCTCCTTGATTTTCATGATTTTATACAGGAAACGACTGTTTTCGGGACAGGGTTCTCTATGAATATCCCGGAGTTCGACCACTCCGCCGAGTCCGACATAGGCGGCCCCCTGTACCTCGGCCCCAAGATCGTTCATATCCCCAACTGGGACCTCATTCCCGACAAGGAATGCTACCGTTTATCCCAGTCGGCGGGCTGCCGGAGGGTGTGGCTCAAGGAATGGGTATCCGTAAACGAGTATAAAAGGCGCGTAAAAACAGGCGGGTACAGGAATTTGTCCGACGAGGAGCTTGAAAAGCTCGCAAAGGACAAGAACTGGATGCCGGAGGATACGGACGTTCACGAAGACCTTCTCTCCCGGCTTGGAAGGGGCGCTCGGCCCCGCGACGGGTGGGACTCAAAGAACGGGAATATGCTTCTTCTCCATTACTACGACATGGATACGATGCATATCACCACCCTTGCCGCGAACAGAATGATAGTTCGGCAGACGGACAAGCCGACAAAGCTGGAAACATCCGTCGGCCCGATAAAGACGACTATCCAGCCGTACCCATACATGCCCTTCGACGATCTCCGGCTGTGGTCTTTCGCCCGTGAGTTCTACGCCCAGGGGGTAGGGCGCATAGCGGCGGGATTCCAGGACGAGATCAATCTCCTAAAGTCCATGAGGCTCGAAAACATAGAGCTCGGGATATTCAAAACCTTCCTCGTGAACGATATGTTCGTCGAGGACGAGGACGATATAGTTATGATGCCCGGCGGCCTCATCCGCACGAAGGATGTAAACAGTTCTATAAAGCCCATAGAAGTGGGTGATATAACACAGAACGCCTATACGGAGCAGGCAATGTGGGAAAAGGAGGCTCAGGACGCCACCAGCTCGCAGGAAACCACGAGAGGGAACGCCCCGGCAAGGAGGGAGACGGCCACGACGGTCGTGCAGCTCCAGCGGAATGCCATGAAGCGGACGGAAACCTTCCTGAAGAAGGTCGGCCACTGGTATAAATCGAACTCCCTCAAGACGATAGTCCAGATACGTACATACATGAGCCAGAGGGAATATGAAAGAATATCCGGAGAGGCGGATGCCGGGTTCTACCGGCTCTCCGTCCCGGAGATAAGACGCATGTTCGACCTCAAGCCGTCCTCTGCGAGTATCGAGCAGATAACGGATATGGCGCAGCAGAACTTCATAAACGCCCTCCAGATGGTTCAGGGGAGCGAGGACCTCATAAACCGCGCCGAATGGATAAGGCTCGGCATGGAACTATTCTTCCCCCACAAAAACCCGGATAAATACATAATCTCACAGGAACAGGCCGCGCAGATGCAGGCAATGGGAATGACCGGCGGGACGGAAATGCCCCCCGGCTCCGGCATGAACGGCTCCGCCCCCACAGCCGGAAACCCCGCGCTTAACGAAAGTCAGCTCGTCGAGCTATCCGCACAGGGAATGAACGGCGGCTCTTAAGGAATCCAACCATGTCCGAACTCCACTGGAACACCGAATACATAAAATCACTCGCCGAAGCGGAAGCCCGCGACCGGAGGCAGCAGACGGAAAAACGGCTGCGCGAGAAGCTCCAGGCGAAAGCAACGCTTTCACAGAAGATCACGGAGAGCGGCATAATCCGCTCTATCCGCCGGTACGCACAGGAAAGCCTCGCAAGCGCTTCCGAGCGTATGCTCGATCCCGCGAAAAGGAATCCCGGCGAAGATACGGAATCCCTCCGCGTGGAAGCCCTCGTTCACAAGAAATATGTGGAATTATTCGACGCTTGGGAAAAAGAAGGCGAATCGGCTATGAAGAAGATGGCGAAGTGAGGGGGGTAATCAAAACTACCTCTTAAGAAAGTCCCGATGTCGCCGCAGTTGAGCCGTTCTCCGCTTATCTCGCATAAGAGCAAATCCTATCTCGCCGCTCCGTGAAGCCACAAGCGCTATCTTATGCACTAATCCACAATCGCAGCAGGAAAGAAAGAAGGCCTCTTTGCTCTTGAGGGTTATTCCCTCGCCGTCCTGTAACGTAGGATACTTCTTACCCATGAAGGAATAGCTCCCTCACAGTACGATACATAGGGAGATTGCCTCTCTTGGAGCGAGAGAGAGCATTCACAATGCGTACAAGGTGCATCTTCGTGTTCCCACTGGTTCCGTGGCGGATACTACATTTACGGGCTTTACGATGCTTGGACATCCCCATACCAGAAGAACCATGATTCATGGGGATAATATATCACGGGGAGTATGGGGAGTCCAAAAATTGACCTAACCGCGTGTGGAGGGACCCTACGCAGGGGCGCGGGGGCGGGCCGGTTCGGTATCCCCCGGGGGAGGGGTGTATGCACGGGTCGCCCCCACCCCCTAAAATTCCTAGACGGCGCGAAATTTTCACACGGAAATATTCCTTCCAGCCTGGCATAATTCTGGAGCACAAGTTGACATAATGAAGATTATCGGACGTTGTTATAATTCTGGAGTGTAATGATTACGGGCACTTATGCATGTGCGCTATGAGTGTATGCGCATCAACCACAACATCTTGTGTTATTTAAGCCTGTCAGGAATCACTGGCTCGACGTCGATCACGCCCTTTTCGGCACCCTGAGAGGCTATAATCCCTGGAGAGCTGGCAATCCCGATCGCAAGAGTTATGCTCGTATTAGTCACGGTTTCCTTCAAATCTCCAGTGAGTTGGAGATAGGTTTTCCTATCATGGTGAGACGTAGACGAATGACTCACCGCTCCCTCCTGGAGAGCTCTGTAAACGCCAATCTTCCCAATCTGAAGCATAGAGTTTGTCTGCTCATCAACAAAAAGCCGGAAATCATTGCCATTTTGCTTAGCTTTATGAATCATTGTACGAATACTATCGTAATTTACGTTGATTGCCTTACATGCTTCCACAATAGAGCAAGGGTTCTCTGATTCTAGTAGATATTTACCTAACTTCCTAAGTTTTGGGGGGAATCTTTTTAGGGAAACCACATTAGTGAACTCTACTGTAGCATCATCGGAATCTTTACCTCTCACGCGTGGTACTACCTTCTTCTCTCTTTCTTCCATACACACTATTCTATCATACGCGCGTAAAGTAGAAAACAC